CAATTTCAACTGATCCATAGCGACTAGAATCCTCTACATTTCTTAAAACGATAGTTAAATCAGAGTTGCTCTTATCGTAAAAACTAACCAACTTTTGATAATCAATCTGTAAAAAAGTATCACCATTTAAAACTATAACTGGTTGGTTTTGATCAATGAATTGCAGTGAGTTGATAATAGCTCCTCCAGTATCCAATGGCTCTTTTTCAATAGCATATTTAATATTAATACCAATATAAGAATTTCCAAAATAGTCGGTGATTTTTTTATGTAGATAGCCAACCGATAAAACAATATCAGTGATATTGTAATTTTTGAGATAGGTAAAGAGATATGCTAAAAAAGGTAATTCGCTAATATTTGCCATTGGTTTTGGAATGTCTTTTACGACTGATTGCAACCTGGTTCCAAAGCCTCCAGCAAGAATAATAGCCTGCATCATATTTTATTATTTGGATTGTGAGTTTTGCCAAAAAACTTATCTTCTATTGAAGCGCATATAATATGACCTGTGGCGATGTGACCTTCTTGTATTTTTGGAGTTTCATTTGACGGAATATTGATTTGATGATCCACTAACTTACCAACATCTCTACCATCTTCCCCTAAAAAACCAACTGTGATAACTTTTTTATTTTTGGCACTTTTAATAGCCTCAAGAATATTTTTACTTCTTCCTGATGTTGATATCCCAATTAAAACATCTCCTTCTTTAGCAATAGCTTCAATTTGTCTAGAAAATGAATAAATGTAGCCATAATCATTGCCAATAGCAGTGAGGGCTGAAGTATCGGTTGTAAGTGCGATAGCATTTAGAGCTGGTCTGTCATAACAAAGTTTGCTAACTAATTCTGCTGCCATATGTTGAGAATCAGCAGCCGAGCCACCATTACCACAAAACATTATCTTGCCGCCATCTTTTAGTGATTCATAACAAACATTAGTGACCTCTTCTATTTTTAGAAGTAGCTTTTTGTCATGAAGGATTTTGTCAAATAAGTCTTTGGTTTTTTGATATTCTTTTAAGATATAATTTTGCATATTTTATTTTCTGTTAGTTATAGTCCAGCTTCTTGAACCTTCTTCAACAAAATGACAGGGGTATATTTGGCCATATTTTTCTTGCTGTAAAATTCTGATAATTTCCATTCTTTTTGATGGTCTAGTTAAAAACATAATAAAGCCTCCACCTCCTGCACCAGATATTTTACCAGCCATAGCGCCAGCATTCATAACTTTATCATATAAATTATTTATTCTATCATTACTTATTGATTTTAATGATTGTTTTTTAGCAGCCCAACCTTTTTGAATAGAAGTTGCAATAGCATCAAAATCAGCCTTTAGTAGATATTCTTTAATATTAATAGCTTCTTGCTTAATTTGAAGCATTGAGTTGATAGTTTTTTGGTTTTTTTGCTCTACTTGCTTACTTTGATCATCAATAATTTGGCTAGACTCTCTAGAAGTTCCAGTATTAAAAAGAATTAGAGATTGCTCAAGTTCTGATATTATCCATTTTCTAACTCTTAATGGATTAATAATGGTTTTATCATTTTTATAAAATTCCATAAAGTTAAAACCACCAAATGTTGCAGCATATTGATCTTGTTTTCCACCTTTCATCCCAAGATCAATTCTTTCAATTTCATAGGCCAAGTGTGATATATCATAATCCCCAAAAGGTAGTGATAATAATTCAACATAAGCTTTGATAATTGACACTACTAAAGTTGATGATGAACCAAGACCAGAACCAGCAGGAACATCGCAATATGTTATTACTTTGTGAGATATAGGCTGGTTATTATTATGATCTTTGACAATTCTGTTATAGATTGCCTTATGTAATTTTAATTCTCCTATTGGTTCAATATAATTTTTTAAATCACATTCGAACTCCTCTTGTAAATCACTAGCAACAAATGTTATTTTATTATTATTTTTAGGTTTAATAGTGCAGCACGCATATAGATCTATTGTGGCATTTAAAACTGCCCCTCCATGCTGACTATAAAATGACTCCATATCAGTTCCACCACCACCAAGCCCAAGTCTCAGAGGGGAGCGAGAACGAATTATGAGATTATTTGACATATTATTAGAAATTTATCTTGTAAGAAAATTTTCTCCTTTTTTGACTCTTTCACGCCAATAATTTAGTAAATCTTGCATAGTTTGCTCAAAAGATATTTCTGACTTCCAGCCAGTGTGTTTTTCGAATTTTTTAGTATTTGGTACCTGTAGATCAGCATCAATGGGGCGAAGCCTTTCAGGATCGGTTTCTACTTTGATTTTGCCTTTAACAGTTGAAATGGATATTAGATAATCCAGCATCTCTTTGATAGTACAAGTATATGTACCACCAATGTTGTAATATTCACCTGCTTTAGGGTTATTTGTTACCAAAGTGTAATATGCTTTCACAGCATCTCTAACGTCGGCGAACGTTCTGAGTGAATCTAAATTACCAGTTTTAACGATTGGGTCTATAATACCTTGTTCAATCATGGCAATTTGTTTAGCAAATGTACTTTCAGCAAATACATCGCCTCTTCTTGGGCCAGTGTGGGTAAACATTCTAGTTGTCATTACAGTCATGTTATAGGCTTCTGCATAATATCTGCCTACTAAATCAGTGCCGACTTTTGAGATAGCATAAGGTGAAGCGGGGTGAAAGCTACATTCTTCATCAATGGGGAGCTTTTCTTTAGGAACTCGACCAAAAACTTCACTAGAAGCACAAACATGAATGATTGTTTTTTCACGTAACTCATCATCTTTGCGTATTGCTTCTAAAATTCTTGCTGTTCCTTGAATGTTGGTTTCAAAAGTATCAAGTGGAGATTCAAAACTTGTTTTTGGGTAGCTTTGAGCAGCTAAATGGAAAATATAATCAGGCTTACATTTACTGATAACATCTTGTATTGATATATAATCTCTTAAATCTCCATATAGTAAATGGACTCTATCTTTATTGTTAATATTATTAATTAGGTGAGATATATTGTCCATAGGGCTACGCCATCTGCACATGCCATATATCTCCCAATCAGTATTATCAAGCAGGAAGTCAGCTAGATGAGAACCAACCATTCCAGTTATTCCGGTGATTAGGGTTTTTGTCATTTAATTTAATTTAATGTTAAAATTAAGTAATGTGATATATCTTAAAGTAAAAATATTTTTTTTAAAGACTTAATTTACTATTTATTTGTTATTTTTTAGATTGGTTTGTTAACCTTTTAACTTTCATTATATAAAAGAAAAATATAGAGTCGAGTTATATTCATGCTATCAAAACTCAAAAAAATTGATTTGAGAAAAGCTTGGAAATCTGAGGATCAAGAATTTACTCCCTGGCTTGCAAATGAAGAAAATCTTGAATTAATTAGGAGACGCTATTGGGATTGAGCTTGAATTAGTTGCTCAAGAAAAAGATGTGGAGCCTTTTAGGGCTGATATTTTGTGTAAAAACACAGAAAATGAATCTTATGTTTTAATAGAAAATCAAATTGAAAAAACAGATCATAAGCATCTCGGTCAGCTTTTAACCTATACATCAGGATTAGAAGCGGTAACAATTATATGGATAGCATCTAAATTTACCGAAGAACATAGAAAGTCATTAGATTAGACATCTTTCCAATCAAATCCCTTTAAATTCAAGAGCAATCAACTATTTTAATCACATTCTTCCTCAAATTCTTGATTAAAATTATCAATTTGGCGAAGCGTTTCTTCACTAAGAAAATTTACTTCAGATTGCGTGATTGTGATAGGATTTGCCCAAAGACAGAGATTATTTACGGATGTATTTTTGCATCCGGCGCTTAATAGTAGAAATATTATCATCCCTACGATTAGCCTGCCTTTTCTTAGATTTTGTTGCATCTTCTAAATTATTCTTTAGTTGTTTAATTTCTGATGATTTTTTGCCCTTAAAAAATCCAAAGCCAAAAATGGTGCAAATCCCTGCTAAAAATATCACTGATTTAATTATTAACCCTTCGAGCATTTTCTTTTAATATTGATTCCCTTCTCAAACACGCTGATTCCAAGCAAGCCACCACCTGAAATTAAAAACATATTAATAATACCAAGAGCAGTTGCTGCATCTGCTGCTCCTTGATAAAGAGAATAAACAAATAAAATTACTGAGAACATAACCCCAATGGTTAATAAAATTGAGCCCCAAAGTCTTTTGGAAGATTTATTGCCTTTAGAATCTTGTAAAAATTTGTTTATCATATTTGCTAATTTATTAATTCAAAATGCGGTAAATCAAAAAATGTCTGATCGTGTAAATCATTGTCATTATCCCAATCGGCCCCACATCTGATTTTAATGTTTAGCTGATCTGCTGTAGCTTTTACATAGCCAACGAAGTGATAAAATCCGATTCTATTATTCCAATTTATCGGATATGGCACAACATCAATTGCTAAAGATGGGCTTTGATTATGTTTGCTTTTTCCTGCTTTTAGCTTTGATTTTCCTTGGCAGTAAAGCTCTTCTTGGCATTCATTGCTTCTAAAACCTTCAATAATTGTGCAGTCATAATTTTTGATGACTTCGTTAAAGAGATTTTGTAAATCAGGATGACAGCTCTCTAATTTTTCTTTTGATCTATTTGAATATTTTGGCATTTTATTTAATTTTAAAATTAGCACCAATTAGTGAAATAAAACCGGCAGTGATTAGAGTGATAATTCCTATTACTACCCATCTGACAAAGATTCTGAAACTATCCTTTTTCGCCATTCTAAAAGCTTTTAACAATTCCCTCAAATCCCTGATATCTATTACCGCATCTTCATCAGCTAACCCAAGTTCTGCCAAAGCCATTCTTGCGCCTTGCTTTGAGGCTTTTTGTAATAGAGCTTCTAGCTCGATTGATGTGAGAGTTATTTGACTCAATTTCTTATCTTCTTTTCCAAGCATTTTTAGTATTTTAAAATTTTTCTACGGCGTTAATAGTGGATTGATAGCCTTGATCACTGATATCGTGAATTATGGCTTCAATGATCCATTCCTTGTTTTTTAGATATTTGATATCTGGTATGATTATTTTGCTCTGCGCACTTAAAATAGGATTGCCAGGAAGTGAGATCTCTAACTTGGCTATTCCCCTCTCAAATTCTGCTAATTTTGCTTTAGCAGCTTCCAAAGCTCTATTTTGATCTGTGAATGTGTAGCGCATTTCATAATCAGGCTCACCAGTTCCAGCGGTGACTTTCTTTTCTTCTGCTGTTGCAAAATCATGATATTTAGCAATTACTTTGCCAAACTTGCCTCGGTCAAGAATATTTAATCGCCAGCTAGATATTTGATTTTCAGAAAGTTCTAATTTTGGAAGCTCTTTGCCAGTAACGGTTGTTCCTTTATTCTTTTTGGCAAAAATTAACTTTCCCGCTACGAACTTAATAAAAGCATCGTAATCTCTAGCAAAGTTAGTTAAAAATGACAGATCACCTTCATTAGTTTGATCAATATGAGATATGTAGATTTTCTCAAAATATTCATCAATTAGAGATGTGAATTTATGCTCCTTGGCAATTTTACTGACTATTCCAACCAAACTATATTCATGCCATGATCTGCTTTTTGGTGATCTAATTTTGCTAGTTAGATCTTTGATCTTTGTATTGCTGGCTTTGGCAATAATTCTCATCCTTGATGGCGGTGAGGAAAGATCAATATTATCTACGATATAGTTTCCCATCAAAACTAAATCCTGATTCTCATAACCAAGCGATATTTCAAGATTTGTACCTCTTAGTGGAATTTCTAAAATATTATCTCTGTTATCAAGCAGGATTTCTGCCTTATCAGAAACAAGACCAGTTTCATCGGTAATATTTAAAGACACTAATCTTGGCGATAAAATATCAGTGATATCTTTATCATCAGCTGTAACTTTAAATATTGGCTTCATGACCAGAGTTTTACTATTTCAGATTCTTTTTGAATGGTTATTTCTGGTAAGATAATTTTTACTCCAGCTTCAAAAATAGCATCTAATTCAGATAAATGAGGATTAGCTTCCAAGACTTGCTCAACTATTTTTATTGTGCTGCCATAATAATTCTGGCAAATCTGATCCAAAATATCACCGTCCTTTGTTGTATAAATAATGCTCATAGTGAACTCACAACATTTTGAATAATTCCTTTTGTGCCTCTTTTTTTATTCTCACCATATCGCTTTAATGTGATGGAGAATTCTATTTTTCTAGGACTACCATCTTTCAAAAAATTACTCTGATTTTCTGATATTTTAGAAATGCACCATCTGCCAAATGCAAAGCCATTTCCTGATATTAAAAAAAGAGGTTTGCCAAGTCCTGCCTGGGCTCTCATTAAAATTATTTGTTTTAATCCTCCCTTAAAATGAGGATAAATAATTCCTTCAAGCTCAACTGTCTCAACTCCAAAGCCAGTAAATTGCAGAGCTGGATTACTTCCAAGCCTATTAACTTCCTGCCACTTATATTCACTTTGCCTTTTTAGGGTTTGATAAGCAGAGTTTTTGACAGCAAAACGATAAGCTCCCAAAATCATCATCATATCTATTTTGAGCAGGCTATTAACAGTTAGCTTGCTGCTGATATTTTTAAAAAAATCTAACGCCATGTCTGATCATTAATCGTAATTCAATGCCTGCTTTCTAACGGCAAATTTATGCATCACCTCATCAAGTGCTATTCGTACTTGATTGGCAATGGTTTTTTCATCAGCGTCAGTTCTGGCATTAATAGTAATTGGTGCGGAGATAGAAATATTTGAATTACTACTACTGCCAGCAATATTAGAAATATTACTGGTTTGAATTATCTTGCTAAAATCAGTATTATCAGATTCTAAATCTTTAATTGTATCACCAATTTGGCTTTGATTATTCATTTCATCACCAGTAAATACTCCTTTTACAGAATTGATTCCTTTACCAACAAGAGCCTTCACTTTTGCCAGTGGTTTTAATAATTTACTTACCCATGCAAATGCTTTTTGCACCCAGTCAATTATACCACTAAAAAGATTCTTAAAAAACTCACCAACTGGAGCCCAGTTGACCATTAGAACTCCTGCAGCTATTGCAATGCCACTAATAATTAGACCAATAGGATTTGTCATTACAGCAATACCAAGCGCTTTAATGGCGGTAATTACAGTTGGAACAGCAAAACTCATCAAAGTCATTGCAGTTCTGAAGGCAATAATACTTCCTTTAGCTGCTAAAAATCCTCCTTTCAAGAATGTAAAAGCATAGCCAGTAGCAATTGCTGTTATTTTAAAACTGATTAATCCAGCTACTGCTAAACCAATATATTTTGTAAGAACAGGGAATTTTTCAGCTAAAACACTTATTCTGCCAGCAATATTTGCTGCCTTTCTGGCAATAGTTGCAAAAGCAGGAAGCAAAACAGATCCAATTGATATTCCAACCGATTCAATAGCTGATCCAAATTCTTTAAATGCACCAATAGTGGTGTTTTTTAACCGATTTGCCATTGCCTTGGCAGCGCCAGTAGAGTTATTAATTTTTTGTTCCACCTCATCTAATCTGCCAGTTTCAACAGATTTAAAAATTGCCAATGCGCCAGAAGTTGCTCTTGTTCCAAAAATATCTTTTATTGTGGATAATTTTTCTTCATCAGATGCATCTTTCATAGCAGCAGCCATTTCTTTTAAGATGGTGACCATTGATCGCATCTTGCCATTATCAAAAACTTTAACTCCAATTCCTGACAATCTTTTTTGAGCAAGTAGAGCTTCTTTTGCAACATCAGGCATTTCTTCAGCACTAACGCCCATTTCTTCTCTCATTTTACCAAGAGCTTTTGCTCCTGATTTTGCAGGAGCTGCAAGTCTTAAATATGCTGATCGGAGCATGACGCCAGACATCGATGCTTGAATTCCAGCGTCACCTAAAACACCAGCTAAAGTAGCGGTTTCTTTTAAAGTTCCACCAACTGCAGCTGCAGCAGGTGCGATAAATTTCATGGTTTGACCAAGCATTTCAACATTAACATTTGTTGATCTACTTGCTTGAGCTAAAATATCGGCAACTTCACCAGTGCGTTCAGCCTCCATATTGAAGCCAGTTAGAATATTGGAAGTAATATCTGCGGTTCGCCCTAAATCCATATTTCCAGCAATTGCTAGATTAAGCACACTTGGAGTTGCTGCTAAAATTTGATTAGTGCTAAGTCCAGCCATACCAAGAAATTGCATAGCTTCTGCAGTTTGGCTTGCGGTATATTGTGTTGTTCTGCCAAGCTCTCTTGCTTGTTTTGTTAGACTTTTAAATCCTTCTCCACCAGCTGCTTCATTGGTAATTGCGCCAACTTTTGTCATAGCCAGTTCAAAATCTACAGCTGGACGAACAGCAGAATATAATGCTCCACCAAGAGCGACAGCATCAACCATTTGCGAGCGGTAATTTGCTCTTTTGCCAAGATTAGCATCTTTGGCATTTTGATTATTTTGTAAGCTTGCTTGGCGTCTTTTTAGAACATTTAGATTTTTACTTAATTTTGACTGCTCTTTGTTAAAGTTTTTAATATCGATCCCAGAAGAGCGTAGGGCTTTGCCCATTTGTCTTGTGGATCTAGCAGTTTCAAGAAATGATCTTTTTGTTTGATCAGCTAGTCTTTTGGCTTTTCTAAAATTATTTTGTAATAATTTGGTTGGGCTGTTGGTGTTGGCAATTTCTTTGCTTAAAATATTTAGCTTCTGCCTAGCGTCACGATAAGCAATACCTGTTTCTTTAGTAGCTCTAGATGATTTTTTAAAAGCGTCAATTTGACCAACCCTATCGCTTACCTTTTTTATTACCCTTCCAAGAGAAGATAGCTGTTTGTTTGCCGATCCAAAAGCTCCTTTAAAAGATTTGCCTAGCTCTGCGCCAATTAAAACTGAAACTGATGCGTTGGGCATGATTAAATATCGTTAGATTCTTTTTGGATTAAAATTGCTTCATCGTAAAATAAGCAGAACTCTTCCTCGGTTAGCTCTAAAATTTCAGAAAGTGGCCAATGAGTGATTTTTGAGAGAATTATGATGGCCTGCCTTATATTCCCTCGGATTTGAAAAAATCCATATATGCCTTTTGTAAATTGGCATAATCAGATTCATCTAGCTCCTCAATAATATTGGGAGTTACTTCGCAAAGATTGGCAAAAAGACGAATTTCTTTTTCTTCATCAGATGAATTTTTCATTTTAGCTACAATGAGACGATCTTTGACTTTTGAGCGTCTCATAGTTAATTTATCTACAGATTCTCCTGATGAATCAATCGGGTATTTTAGTTCTATTGTTTGCATAATTTTTGATGAAATTATTTGTAAAAGTAACTCCAAATGCCAAGCAAAACCAAGTTGTTGATGATAATATTGATTTGCTTGGAAACAGAAATTTGAAGGTAAAAGTAAATCAGCCGCCAGAGGATGGTAAAGCCAATAAGGCAGTAATTGAAATATTGGCCAAATATTTTGAAGTGAAGAAAAAGCGCAATTGTGATTTCTTCTGGCTTAACTTCTAGAAATAAGGTTATTGAGATTGATTCTCTTTAGATTCCTATTGCATCACGAATTTCAACCATCTTATCAACTCCGCCAATAATTCTGGTCATATTATCGATATCGACTTCGATTAATTGTTCTCCATCAATTTCTAGAGAGTAATATCTACAAGCAATTGTGCAGGCTAAGGTTCCTTTTTCTCCTGCGGCAAATTTACCCATATCCATTTCGGTATACATGCCACGAAGTTTGATGATAATTGGAGAGGTGGTTTCATCATCTTGCAAAGCTCCTCGAAGGGTAATTTGAACAGCATTGCCGCTAATAAGACCAAATTGCTTTAAAACATCTTTATCATATTCAGATAGAGTAAAACTGGCTTCTAGCTTTTCCATTCCCATATCAATTGGAATTGGAGCATCTAATCCACCAGCTCGATATTCTTCTGATTTGATATTGAGCTTTGGTGGATTTACCTCATCACATTTACCAGCATAACCTCTACCATCAATAAAGAGATTGAAGTTTTTTAATATTTTTGGAATCATGTTAATTTAAAATTTAGTTAAACAATTTCGCTTAAATAATCATCAGTCATTTTTGATCTGAAGGTAATATGCTCTGCTGGATAAGGAGGCGTGAAATCAAAATCAAAACTCACTTTTCCTTGAGCTATTTGATCAGGAGTGTTTAACTCAGGATCGGCAAAAGCAGTTCCGCCAATAATTGCTCCGATGCTTTTTAGATGACGCAGATAATTATTAACTCCTTCAAGAACATCCTCGATATAAGTCTTGGTAATATTCCTATCAACTGCCCATAAATGAGCTTTAAGAAGAGAATCATTAATCATATCTGCAGTTCTTCTAGCTTGAAGAAATGCCCATTTAGGATCAGCTGATAAAGTTCTATTACCCCATAATCTAAAACCACTTTCTTGAATTATGGTTGTGATGTTGTTTTCGTTTAGGTAGTTGGCTTTTGAATTTACATCACCAAGAACGAAATCAATCGGTTTAGAAATTCCAACAATGCCATTAATCACCAGATTTGATGGCGACCACCAAAATCCTCTCTCATTATCAGACTTAACAATTAATCCTGCTACTCTTGCAGATGCTGGCTCTTCTACTATTGCACCCAAGCTATCCAAAACTTTTACCCAAGGATAAATTGGATAAACTCTAGCAGATCCAAAATCACCAACATAATCAATAGCATCTGTATCATTTGTATTTGGGAGATCAGCAATAATAACCGCTCTTAGATTTTCTGCTATTCCAAGTAACTCAGAAACTACAGGATTGGCATTTCCACTTGGCATATCGTGAGTAAATCCTGGTGCTATTAAAATTCTTGGAGTTACGCCAAGATCACTATTGGCAGCCAAAAGAGCATGAACACCTTTATACCCGCCAGTTGTTCCATCAACTCCACCAACAACATCAGCAGATGTAATATTAGCAGGATCAAGACTTCCCGTTGTTAGATGAGCGGGATTACTTGGATCAGCAACATTGATAACAACAACCATTGCTCCAGCTTGATCAAATATTCCATCCAATGCTTTTGGTATTGTGTAATCTTTGTTGGCATCATCATTTGCACCAAAAATTTCCACCGCTTTTGCTCTTGAACCAAGAATTAAAGTTGGCGTATTTACTGGGCCTTGTGGCGCTGTGCCAACAAGTCCAATTACTGATGATTTAACTGTTTGTATAGGGCGTGCGCCATCATTAAGCTCGATGACCTCTACGCCATGTAGAAATTGCTCAGGCATTTTATTAAAAAATTATTGATTAAAATAAGGTTAGTTTAACTCCAATTGTCATCTGAAGTAGGATCAAAATTATTTAATTGATCCAAATCCATATCAGCTATCTGTGTTTCTAGGAGATTTGATTGATCTTTGATCTTTTGAATAAAGATATTCATATCATTGATCTGAGAAGTATCTTGTGACATCAAAATATTTCTTTGCTTAACATCGCTGTAAACAGAAACTATCCTGCTTCCAGCTTCACTTTTGATTTGAGAAATTTTTTTATCTCTAATCTCATCAATGGTAAATTCATCAGCAACAATTCCGCCATTTTCAATCCATTTTTTAATAGCTTGATAATGCCTGTTACCTTCATCTTCTGGCACAAATATTCCATTGGCTAAATATCCTTTTCCTGATATTTTTACCTGACTAAAAGTTATTTCTTCTTCCATAAAATTTTCTTATTAATTTAAAGTTCTGCATCAGCTGTAGCATGAATATAATAATCTTTGTAAGGGTTTGCTGATGCTGCGGTATGCTGTATAGTAACCCTATCTGTACCAGAGTTGCTTTCTATACCGCTTTGAATGCTTGTATTGTCATCATTTGTAAACCAATAACCAGATGTTCCAGATCCAGGATTATATCTCGTAATTGATGGGGTAGCTCTCATTTTTGTGCTAAATTCCCACATCACACTAAGATTACTATTTCCACTATTAGATACGCTTCTAACGCATAAAGAATTGCTTAGACCTGCATTATTTGCTGGAGCTATTTCTGGTAAAAAAGTTTTTTGATAATATCGATGACATAAGGATATCTCCTCTTTAATCGGTCGATATTGAAAATTACTTGCAATATTTCCTTCTTCTAATTGAACCTGAGCAATATCAATTACACAAACATCGGCAGGTATCTCAAAAATAAATTGATTGCTAGAATTTGACTCAATTGTCATGCCAGCGGGAATGACTGGATAACTATTATTTAAAACTATTTTTTGCCAAGAGGTCGTGATATTAAAATTAGATTGAGTTATATTGCTGTAGTTTGAATTACCAAAAGAGTTCCTAAATAAACAAGATGCAGCAATATTCTTATCTGCTTTTATATAAAAACTTAGAGTAACATTTTTACCAGCCAAACTTCTGACATCTTCAACATAATATCGTAAGAACCATAATGAAGAAGTTGTTGGAGCAGTGATTTGATTATGTCTTAAAAAATATCTTGGATTATTTGGGACTTCATTTTGGTCAACCGCAAATTCCTTTCTCTCAACTGTTCCGCTTCCTGTTGCATCATGCTTATATTGCCAACGATCAGCACAAAAGGTAATCGATGAGTTTGAGTTAAATAATATTCCTCTTTGCCAAATATCAAAATTGCCATTGATAACATAATTTTTATTCAAAATTATATCGTCAGTTTCAGCTTTGCTGTAAACTTCTAGATTATTTCTTGCAGTTTCAACATTGTCTAAATCACCTAAATTTTCTGATATTTTTAGCCTATTATTTAACTCGCTACTAACATAGCTTGAGAAATTAGGGTCATTATTAACATCAGAAGCAACAAGGGTCACATTTGGAGTATTAGCAAAACCAAGAATCATCCTGATATAAAGCTTTTTACCAACTCCGCTTGGTAAATTTGATTTAAATGTCTCTGGAAACTTTCCAATAGCAAATAAATCTCCATCGCTATCAAAAATTCCAACTTCTCTTACATAGAAAGGGCCTATTTCTTCATCAATTACCCCCTCAATTATTAATTGATTTTGATTATTATCATCAATTACAACATGGGTTAGAGTTGTTCTATAAAGCTCATTTACCAAACCAATCTCTGTGCCATCGGGATCATAATCAACTCCATTACTATTGCCAACAGCAATTTCAGTTAAATTCAGATTAACATTATTAGCAGCAGCTTCGGCATTTTTAAGCAAGCCATTATTAGTTATAATGCTGTGATATGTTGTAGTCATTAAACGCTAAATAATTTTAAAGTTCTGCATCTGCCGTGAAGTGCCATGCTAATTTCTGGCCATTACTAAGACCTCCTTTTGCAGTATTGAAACTAAGCTCTCCAACATAAAAAGCTCCCATTGCCACATTTGTTGAGTTAGAATAATTTCTGGCATAGCCTGGAGTTCCAGTATCAGGATTAATGATAATCACAGATGGAATTGCTCTTTTGGTATTTCTAAAAGGAACATTAACATCTATATCTGAGCCAATAGCTCTTTCTGAAATATAGCCATTGCTTGTTATTGATGAGGGAGGAGTTTCTAAATCGTAACTTTTCTCATAAAATCTTTGGCATAAAAATATTTCTTGGGATCTGCTTCTATGTTCAAAATTGTTTGCCACACTTCCTTTTTCAAGTTGTATTTGGGCAAAATCAATTGTGATATTGGTATTATTTGGAAAATACCACCTCATCTGTAAAAAGTTAGCTACTCCAATTGTTTTTCCTGTTACAGAATAGAAGTTAAAAGTAGCCGTAAATTTTTGCCATGAAGTACCAACACTATGATCAACTTTATCGGCATTGCCATCAACAATTGCACTTCCTCCAGAACCAAAAACTTGCTGAAAATCTGTCGTTAAAGTTATGTTACTACTTGCTTTAGCATAAAAACTTAAGGTACAGGTTTGACCTGCCAAAATTCTAATATCTTCTACTTTATGATAAAGAATAGCGTTTGGCGATCCTGGATTTGTTAATTCATATCTTAAAAAATATTTTGGATTATTTGGAACTTCTTCTTGTCCATTTGCAAATTCTTGCCTTGAGATATTTGCCGTCGCATTTGCAGTTGCAAAGGCAAACCTATCTGGCGCAAAATAACCATAACCGTTAACCCCAACTGCATTTTGAGATCTTTGCCAAACATCAAAATTACCATTGATGACATAATTTTTGGCACTTTTACTCTCTAAATAATTTAATTTGTTATTTACATCAGTGCTAAAATTCGGATCAAGAGCGATATCATTATTGATTATTAGATTAACATTTGGACTTGAAGCAAATCCCAAAATCATTCTAATATAAAGTCTTTTTCCACTTCCTGCTGGTAAATCTGGTTTAAAAGTTTCTGGATATTTACCTATGGCAAAAAGATCGCCATTAGAATCAAATATCCCAACTTCTCTTATGTAAAATGGCCCAACAACTTCTTCTAGTACTGCTTCAACAATTAACTGATTTGGATTGTTTTCATCAATAACTACATGGGTTAAATTAGTTCTATGTAGTTCATTTTGTAGGGCTATTTCTGTTCCATTAGGACCATAATAAACTCCGTTGCTATCACCAACTGCCATTTGAGTTAAATCCAAATTGACAGAATTATTAGCAGCGTCAGCGTGCTTAATAAGGCCATTATTAGTTATTATGCTGTAATAGGTAGGCATTTTTATTTAGAGTAACTTGCTTCAAAAGATTTCCAAGATTCCTTGATATTAATTTCTTCTAAGATTATCGGATCTGAGTTTTTAGATATTTCATTATTAAGCTGTGCTTCTATGTAGTATAATTTGCTGTCTCTTTTAGAAATTATGGCTAATAGATTTTCAAAATCGCTTAAGATGAAATTACATTCTTTATCATCATTATCCTTCCAATAATGACTGCTTAATTCTGGGTTATTTTTTAAAATTGAGATAATTCCAATTATGTTCTGCCTTGCTAATATTGAAGTCGAAAACTCTAAATCTTGATAGATGATCGGTGCAAATTGATATGATTTTCTTAAGGTTTCAATTTCATCATATTTCTTTGTTTTAGCTATCTTAATTGGATCAATTTGATTTGAGGTTAATTCTAAAAACTTATCTTGATCAATAATCTCCAAATCAAAGCCATCTTTAGCAAAAATTTTCTTAATTTCTTTATTGGTTTTTCCTTTAAAACAGCTTTGATCAATAAAGCCTTCATCTAAATCAAATTCTCCATCTTTTTTATATGCTATATATTTGCTCATTTTAACTGCGTTTTACTGGGTAAAAAGTGAAAGTAATTGTTTCAAAACCATAAGATCCAGCTCCAACAGTTGCTGGAGCTAGTTTATAATATGTTCCTTTAGATATTGGATAGCAGGCAGAAACCGCTTTGGTATTTCCATTTAAATCATCTCCCCAAATTCCAATTTGACTGGTTGGAGGATTAGATGTTCCAATTAATAATTTGGCGGCATTCATATATGATCCAAATAGCTGAATGACCAAATAGCCATCTTCACTAGCCTGATAAACAGTATTATATGATCTTGCTTGGTAATTAACCAAATCCACTGTAAATGGGTGGTTGATCAGATTTGTTTTTAACTTTTGTGGAGTTACAAATTTTAAATCATCACTACCGGCATCAGTTTCTGATTGATCGGCTATTTGAGATATGCCTTTTTCAGTTTCTGAGGCATCTCCTGCTAAAGCTCCAGTTCCTAAACCAAGGTTATTCCTAGCAATAGCCACATCATTTAAATCAGCTAAATTTTCAGATATTTTAAGCCTATTTGCTAATTCAATATTTAAATTAGCTTCAAAATTGGGATCAAAATTGATGTTTTCTGATAAAATAACTTCAACATTGGGAGTGCTTACAAAAGCTATAACCATCCTAATATAAAGCCTTTTTCCAGAACCTGATTCATAATTTGATTTAAAGGTTTCTGGGTATTTGCCGATAGCAAATAACTCTCCATCAGAATCAAATATTCCAACTTCACGAATATAAAATGGCCCAGCTTCTTCTGGAATAACCCCTTCAATTATTAGTTGATTTGGATTGTTGGCATCAAGAACTGATGAGGTTAAGTTAGCTCTGTATAGCTCATTAACCAATCCTGTTGCTTCAGAAGTTGGTTCATAATAAGAGCCATTGCCATCACCAACTGCAATTTCAGTTAAATTTATTGGATTGCCACCAATTTGACCAGCTTCTGCCTCTTTTATTAAACCATTATTGGTTATAATGCTGTAATAGTTTGAAGACACTTGGTTATAATGGATTAATTACTGTTATTTCCTTCGAGAGTAAAAATGCACCAACTACTGGCATCGATGAATTATCGCTTATAATTTCATCATCCGTATCGTAACTGACTGGATCAATCACAGTTATTTCTTTAGATAATAGAAATAAACCAATGACAGGATTGTCAGATTCATTTTCTAAATTATCATCTTCTTCATAAATAACTGGATTAACTGTCGCTAATTCCTTAACAAAAAAAGAACTAGCAATTAGTGGCATTGACGAAACATTCTCTATTTCATCATCATTTTCATAAATAAATTGAGGTAGTGGCGTGATTTCTTTGGAAATCATTGCTGACCCCATATTAATCAAACCCATCTCGGCTGATAAAAATGCTCTTAGGCTTTCTAAATGTGATCTGACATTTTTAGTGTTATCAATTACCTTTTGAACCTGCGGTAAAATACCAACATCAAAACCTGGCTCGGTTACATCAAAAAAAACTCTAAAAAAATGAGGATCACCATCATAATCAAACCATTCTTCGACTATGATATTTTCATAATTAAAGGCTTCTAATGCTGATCTAAGTGCGCCAATTGTTCCTTTTTTCTTATGAACATTAATGCTAGCTTTGATAACATTTTTCTTTACTGCTAAGCTCCAATTATCACTCCAATCATCAACCGATACTGCCCAAGCAAGCCAAGGTAAAATATTATCTGGCGCTAAATCAGGATTGGTAACATATCTATTTAATGCTTCTAAGCTAATTGCTTTAAGTGAGGAATTTTCTAAATCTTTTAGTAACTGACTCGCATTTATTGGTAATAGGCTTTTACTCATCTATGACTACTGATATTGAAATATTTGTACAATATGGAGCTTGTTCATTAGTAGTTTCAACATCAACTAATGGCGATATTAATTCTACCTTCTTAACTCCATCAACATGCAGAGCATCATAAATTCCTGATATTGCTATTACTCTG